GGCGTTGATATGATACACCGGATATTCCGGCAAGCATTCCGTGATCGCTTTATGTACTGCCTGATGAATATCTGCTGTCATTTGAATTCTCCAAGAGCCCCACTTATCACTCTACGCATAATGTTATAGACCTGATCTTCCGACTCCGCAATTGCCGGTCTCATGTACGGTCTTGCCGGAATCGTTACCTTCCTCGCGAAAACATCCTCCCCCTGCTCATTCACCCAATGAAGCATTTTCGCCCTGATCGGCACAATAGTTCCACCGTACTCATGGATTTTCCCGTAAACTTGACCGACTCGTATCGTAGCGACTGCTCCCTGCCCTTCGCGTCTGCCAGAAAAAGAAACGGAATTGATTAACATGCCGGTTCGCCGGTGCAACACCTTGTCCATGTTAATCTTTATTCTGGTTTCCAGAATCGCCGCACCTGCGTTCACCGCGTCTAAAGCAACGGATCCTCTCGCATAGCTTGATAATTTATTCAGTTTAGCTTCGAGTTCTTCTTTCCCTTTTAGATCAATCTGGATATCACCAAAATTGCTCATGCTGTTTTCCTCCGCAAAAGCACAACCTGCGCAGTGGGTCCCACACGAGGAAAACGGACGACGGAAAACACGATCGTCGGGCTTATCGTCTTGCCATAACGCTCTGTAATCTCTACTTCATCCTCCGGATGAATTTCGACGTCCAATGGCAACCGCAGCTCGGCGTCTGACTCGATCACGTCAAATATTTCTCCGTCAGTTGACTTTGTTTCCCGATCTACCATCTTTAGCCCGCAAATAGTTTCCGTCCCTGTCTTTCGGCTTTTGACAATATCACCCCAGCCGTTGACTTCCCCGGTTGCCGGTCGGCGGATGATACAGCGATCGGTCATAGTAGACTTCTGTATGTTCTGCATCCATCCGTAATCATCAGTCTCGAGGATCAACGGCATCACTCCTTCTTTCTCTCGGATATTTTACAAGCTCGACTGTACCGGCTTTTCTCAGACTGCGATAGTATCTCGCCATCTCCCTGTAATGTTCGTATACCTGAGAAGCTGAGAAATCTGCCCCGTCCGCCGAAAAATCCATGTTCTTCGCCACGTCTGCGGCTTTCAAATCCCAAATCAGTGCCGCCGTGCGGTTGATATCGTCTTCGCAGTATTCCAGCATTAAGGAAATAGCTTCATCAGTAAATTCACTGTTCTCACTGTCTTCTGCCGTCATCTGCCTGATTAAGTCAATCTCTGCGGTCATAGCGTCCTTCCTGTAGATACGATTCTAATCGCTGTACAAAATTCTTCTGATTAAACGGTTTGCCGATGAACCGCTGCTTCCATTCTCTTATCGGTTCATCCGTAGTGCAAGCCAGTTTGATCCACTCCGCCACCGGCATGCCGCCCGCCGATTTTTTGTTATTCAGGATATCAAGCGGATAAGCAAGATAGTTTTTGTATTTGTCCCAATTTTTGACGTACTCGAAACCTTCTTCGGTGTTGCCCGATCGAGGTGGTATATCCTCACCGAACATAAGCGTCGGTTTGCCGATAGCGATCGACATATACGCGAAAGTCTGATGCGAAACGATCACATCAGAAAGACGAATATCAACCGTGGATCCGTTCGGCTTAGCAAAAATCCACTCGACATCCGGATATTCCTCCGGGTCGGGTAAACCGCTTAGCTCCCATGACCTAAGATAGCGTACCTTCAACTTTATACCGGCTTTTTTGGTATATTTTTCCAGCGCATCAAAGGTTTTTCGGTTCAAATCTTTGTCTACTTGGTTCAAATAGCCATTGGCATTGGGATGAATCGGTGCAAAAAGAATGTTCTCCGGCTCCCTGTCAAGTGGTTGAAAGTTGCCGACCTCAGTATATGTCCAGCCTACGGCTTCAACTGGATACGGGTAACTGATCATTTTCATCAGCTCAACCCCGCCTTCGGCAATCGTAAACATAGCAGTTACAGGTTTCGGTGTTACGAGTCCATCATACTGAACCATCGGTCTGGCAGCATGCGGATATAGGAAAACCGGCGTCTTCGTGTACAAAAGTGGGTTGATAAACTCTTCCCGCCAATCAGCATCGGAAAGCCCGAAAGCGCACCGGCTTCTACTATACCTTGATTCTCGCCATCCATAAGACAAGAGGGCAAGCCGGTAAGCTTGCCCTTTTCCTTGATGATCTGCAAAACGAAAGATCTTGAACATTCTACTTCGAAGAAGTACCGTTTGCCGTCAAAACCGCGAAAGGATATCGCTTCTCCCTCGGTTTTATATAGCTCACCGGATTCGGAACGGCAAAACCCAGTCGCATGGTGACCCGCAATGCAACCATGTCTTGCTGTGCAAGGTTGAAAATGATTTTACCGTCTGCATCCGAAATCACGGACTGATCTAAAAACTTCCACGTGATATCCTGCCGAATAGAATAAACTAATTTCGACCATGCACCGGCGATCATCAACTTCGTAGGATCTGACATGATGCCGTTATCGGGGAACTCCATCGGAACGCCGAGCAGCGAGTAATTCACTGCGCTCCGCATATCTTCGATGAATATCGGTTGTCCCAAGTCGGTTCTGACGCCACGCAGTTTGGCTCTCATAGATAAATGAGAAATTAACCCATTGACTGCGTAACCGTCTTCTTCTACCATAGAGTATAGCCCGCCTGCCTCGAGCAAGGTCGCATATAGATCGCCGCCGTTAGCGGAAATATCTACTGTGTGACCCTTAGCGACCGCTTCATCCCAAATCGCGGCTGGCCAGCTTGCCGGTTTACCAATTCCGTAAATTACGGCTTCATCAATCACTTTGCCAATAGCCGTGATGAGCGCCGGTCGTACCTGATCCCAAATTGGGACTGCGGCATCATCTAAAACGGATTCCGAAATCGGCACAATCGCGGCGATTTCCTCGGCGGTAACTTTGACGCCTTCCCATTCCATGGAAGTTGTCTGTTTCAAGCCGGTGTCGCCGTTTACAAAATACGCATACGGCAGAGCGGTATTTACTTGAAGGACGGACTCCTTTGCCGCCATATTCCGCAGTTTCGTTGCGTAACGCATCACGAAAGAATTCTGCGGAACCTCCCGAATGATCTCATTCGAGGTTTCAACAGGAATAAGCGAACTGACATTAGTCCGCGTAATAATTTCATCATATTTAGCCATTATAGCCCTCCAAAACGGTTCCTAATCAGATCATCCATCGAAGCACCGGTTTTTTGTGCCGCTGATGAAGTGGCGTTTGCACCGGCTTTCGTACGGACTGACCCCTTTTGTTCAAAAAGTTGCGGAGCCTCTGCTATGATCGCGTCCCAATCCGGCGTTCCATCACGCCGAAAAAGATTTTCAGACACAGCCAACGCATAAGCTGCCTTTAAATTTAAGCAACCGACTTCGCCCGCTTTCTCGAGGAACTCACTTCTTCGATTGGCTTCTTCGAGCTGCTTCGTCATCTGCTCTAAGGTCTGCTTTAATTCAGAACCTTCCTGAGCTTTTGACGTCAATTCTTTGATCTGCTTAGCGTAGGAGTCACGTTCAGCTCTGGTTGCTTTCACGGAATTATTCAGTCCCTGAATATGCCCGTCCAGAAGCCCTCGACTCTTCTCGTCAAGCTTCTCGTACCAACTCTCGAACGTCTCGCTCGATTCCTCCGTCTCGGAGTTTAAGTTAATTTCTTCCGTCATTTTTTTATCCTTTAACCTATTATACACTATTTGTCAAGCTTTTTCATCCACATAATATGGACACGGCGCCGCAAAAAAGTAAATGTCCTCCGGCTTGTCCTGCGGATAAAATGCACAGTACGACTTTTGATATCCGGTCGGCCACCTGCCTGTGTTTTTGTACTTGCATGTTTTACACACGATATCTTTGTTAGCTCCAAACCAAACAGGTTTATCGTCATAGTCCTTTCGCTTTGTTAAGCGCATCCATCTCCTCCTTTGTCATTTCAAAATAACCTTTCCTCTCATCTTTTATCACCTCTATAGCGATCTCCCATTTATTTTTCTCTTTAGAAAAATTAACGTTCTCTACTTTATAGTATACCCGTCGGCGAGAATAGTTTCAAATTCTGTCGAAAAAGTCCGCGCTTTCTCGCCATTCCAGTTTTCTCCTTTATCGCCTAATTCGCCGAAATAGCTGAACGGCTCAGCGTAAATCATCTTCGTTCCGGCAGGAACTTTCACTGTAAGCAGTACCGGTTCATGAATAAAACCTGTGCCCGGCATAGTGCCGCAAGAAAAAAATGCCGTGTCTTTATATTTATTCCCAACCAACAGCTCTCTCAGTTCATCAACGTTACTGCCTTTTGAAAAATAATATTCGTCTATCCCAAATAGTGCCGCCGCGCCTTCTTCATCAATGCCGCGTTGCATAATCAAGTTTTCACTGTATCCGGATGACTTCATCAACGCATTGTGCATATTTTCAACGTAATTCGGGTTGCGAACACTTTTATTTTCGACATATTCGGCATCTAATGGAACATTACCGATGCCTTTAAACACGGTATCGTCGTACTCATCTTTTTCGAGTCCGCGTAACGGTCGGTTGTACTTCCCGCTACCTTGTGTATAACCCCAAAGTGCGTTCTTCTCGTCCGGTGTCAGCATATCCCAAAGTGCTTTTGTAATTGGACGCAATGCCGCATCCGCTTCTTCTTGCGATCGAAATGCTTTGTAGCCTGTCGTACCGACTAATTGCCCGCTTTTTATCTTAAAATCGTAGAAACCAAGCTGGTTTAAGCTTTTTATAGCCGGTTCTTTTCCCCAAACGCCGGCATCTCTCATATAAACCATGGATTCGAGTGGTACGCCATAGTCTTTCCATAGCATGAATAAACTGCTCCCCATAATGCGTTCTTGCTCTTCCGGATCCAAACTTTCGAACCATTCTCTGCCTGTCTGCCAAGAAATCGTATCATCACCGTTGTACAGTACGGGAATCATCGTGCACTTTCCGTTTGGATGATCGGTAAGCTCACGGTTGATCGGATAAAACTCTCCGTCCATCATCAAGCACGCCAAACATGCCGTCGGTTTATAGCAGTATCGCCGGAAACCTTTCACTACGCCGCTTAGCCTATATTGCTCTACACTTGCCATCCGATAAGCTCTGTTTATCTCTGTACGAGCTATCAACGTTGACCTTTTGAAGCTTATATCTGCGGCAGACATCATGTTTTTCACCAGCTCATTGACGCCTTGACCGCGTACTATGCCGATCTGTAGCGCTTCAGCGATACCTTTTGCCATATCGCCATAGCTGGTTTTCAAGAGACTATACAGAGGTGTTCCGGTCGAGCTCATGCCTACCATGGTTTCGTAAGCTTTGACATTCAGAATGTTCCACTTTACCGATGCACCGACCATAGTCTGCAATGCCTCATTTGCTCCGTCTATGCCGAGCAATAAACTGTCCCGCTGTGATGAACTTATGATATTTTCAGCCGACTTACTGTATCCATCAAGCTGGATCTCTGCTTGTTCCAGTAAATTTTGATATTGTTTCATACCGTAAATGTACTGAATAGGGACAGGTTGCCCCGACTCGGACAGTTCTTGCGCTTTTTGTGCAACAGCGACATAGTCCGCATTCAAATCGTCGATGACATTCTGCCACTTTTTACCAAGCTCTAATAATGTAGACTTTTCATTTCTAAATAGCCTGTTTTTGTATAAAGTGACAACATCGACGACAGACTTTTTAGGCATTTTCTTGCGCAGTCCTTGACATTACACTGTTCAGAATGGCATCGCTGAGAGCAGTCTGCTCTTCTGCCTCCTTCGCTTTTTCTTCCATGATCTGCTTGATCTCATCCGTGCTTTTCCCTTCAAAACGAAGTGCGGTAGTCAATGCCAGTCCTGACTTGATATTCTCCGTTCGGATCTCCGCCTGCGTCTTCGGCTGGATACTCTCGACAGGTGCCCATACCGGCGTGATATCCTGAGGTCTCACATCGCCA